GATAAAGCAACTAAGGGCATGAAGTTTACCCATGAAGGGAAAGATCATAAGGATGTAAAAGGCATTGCCAAAGAATTAGATAAAGCGGTAGAGATGCATAAGAGTCAGGCCAAACGACTCCGAAAAGCAAATGTATCAGAAGAGAAAAAAGGTCTCTACGCCAATATTCATGCTAAAAGAAAGAGGGGCGAAGCGCCTGCAAAACCTGGCGATGAGGACTACCCTGCAAAGGATGCTTTCAAAAAGGCAGCAAAAACTGCGAAAGAAGAAGTAGATGTTTATGAGGCATCTCGTCCTTCTATGGCTCAGATCTGGGCAGATCGCCGTAACAAGGCACACCGTGAGGCTGGTTACGCTAAAGACCAAATCAAATGGGAGAAGAGAAAGGACAAAAAGGAAGTAAAAAAAGAAGAAGCACTTGATGAAGTAATCAAGATGTCTCGTGCAGAGTATAAGAAGATTCATAAGGACTTCAAATCTGACGATCCCAAGAAACCTAGGACTACTAAGTATGAGCCAGGTAAGGGCACAGTCTCACATGCTGTTGAATTTACAGATGATTATCAACCTGAGGGACAATCTCTAGAAGAGAAGAGGAAAGGTCTCTGGGCAAACATTCATGCTAAGCGTAAGCGTGGAGAGCGTCCTGCTAAACCTGGTGAGAAAGACTATCCTAAAACTCTCAATGTAGAGGCAAAGGTGGATGAGAAGTTACCTGATTATAAGAGAGCAACTGCTAGAGACAAGAGATACGGTAATCCACATGGGTCACATGAGCTAGGTGGTGGTATCAGAAAGGATAGAAGAGCAGACCATGAAATCAGAAGAGGTAAAAAGACTAGGGTAAAACTAAAAGAAGATATGTGGGATCAGGTTGACATCTTTGCGGAGATGAATGACTGGGAGATCTCTCTACTCAGTGATGAGCTTATCGAAGATATTATCACTGATGTCTTTATTGAAGAATTGCAAGAAGGTAGAGACATTGATAGCATCACAAATATGCTTTGTGAGTCTGTTGATTATTCTCTAAATCTCTTGACAGAAGTATCAGATTCATATTATGATAGTGCTGTAGAGGCATCTAAAAAAGCATCTAGGACTCCTGCAGTTAAAGCAGCGAATCGTAGAGCAAAACTTGAGAAGGTTAAAGGTGCTGCCAAGAGAGTTGGTAGTGCTCTAAAATCTGGTCTCAAAACTGGTGCTAAACTAGCACGCAAAGGCGCTGTAAAAGGTGCTGAAGTTGCTGGTAAAGTAGCAGGTCACGCGAAAAATCTCGCGAAGGACATGGGGAGTGCAGCTAAGAAGGGATACGATTCCACTCAATCGTCTTCATCTTCTAGCAGCAGCAGCGATTCCTCCTCATCTTCTTCGTCTTCCTCTTCCTCTAGTGATTCTAGTGAATCTAAACCTAAGAAACCTGGTTTACTCAGTAGAATTGGTAGCAAACTGAAGCGTGGTATCAAGAAAGCAGTTGGTGCTGGTGCAAGATCTCTATCCCGTGGCGCACGCAACGTTGCACGTCGTTTGGGTGAAGAGACTATTGTAGAGCGTGGTGACTACTGGCATCCTGATCCTGATAAGGATCGTAAGTTAGGTGGTCCTGGCGCTAACCAACGTGCTCGTGAAGATCGTGCTGCAGCATCAAAACCTAAGGAGGATCCTAAGAAACTCCGTCCAGGTGAGTCCTACATGGACTATGCTAAACGTCATGGATACAAGTCACCTAAAGATAGAAAGTCTTATAGTAGCAGTGGTAAAACACCTGCTGACAGACTGAATAAATTAGGTGCCAACATCAAAAAGAAAGAAGGTATTGGTGACAAGATCAAGCGCAAACTTGGTCTGAAGAGAGAGGATATTCAAGTCCTTTCATTCAGTGCATACCTCTCAGAGGGCAACCGCACTGGTCGCATGATGCAGAAGTCCAAGACTCAGGTTACTGGTCACATCTCTGCTGACCGTGGATCTGATGAGAAGAAAAATCGCGAAGGTCGCAAGACCTTGGAGAAAGATCTCAAGAAGCACGGTATCGGTCACAAGAAAGGTGTGGGCGAGTATAAGTATGACAGTGGAGAAACTGGCCGAGAAGTTTCCTATCAGACCTCAAAACCTGATAAGATGTCTAAGAGGCGTTTTGGCAAAGTCATGCGTCGCCTTGGTCGTAAGCACGGTCAAGAGTCTGTAATTACCAAAGATAAATCAAAACCTGCTAAATTACACTATACTGAGAAAGGTAGTAAAGAAAAATCCGATACTCTCGGAAAGACTAAAGCAGGCAAGCACCCTAAAGGTTACGGTGAAACATCTGGGACCAAAGCAAGGGGTGGTAAATTACCTAAGAAAACTAACAAATCATCTTATCACTATGGCAACTAATCGTACCTGTCAATACTGTGGCATCACTGTGCCACTCGGACACCAACGTCCTAAAACTTGGATTGAAAAACATGAATTAAATTGTGCCCGTAACCCTAAGAATAAAGAAGAATGAAATCCTTTTCCCAATTCGTAGCAGAGCAAGACAACGTAGATGAAGGCGTTGGTCTAGCAGTAGCGAGAGCTATTGATAAGACTAACCCACCCTTGGGTAGACCATCTAAACGTAAGAGTATTTCGCATGCTCTGAAGATGAGGGAAGTAATGAAAGGTCCGAAGAAAAGAAAGGATGATAAGAAAAAATCTCCTGTTAATTTCTTGCAGGACAAAGAATCAACCAATGAAGACTGGCAGAAAAAGTCAGGTAAAAACAGTGAAGGAGGACTGAATGAAAAAGGGCGGAAGTCGTATGAGCGTGAAAACCCAGGAAGCGATCTTAAGAGACCTACAAAGAAAGTTGGGAACCCTCGTAGAGCGAGTTTTTGTGCGAGGATGAAAGGGATGAAGCGTAAGCTTACATCCAAAAAGACTGCTAGTGATCCCGATAGCAGGATCAATAAATCACTTAGAGCTTGGAATTGTTGAGGAAATAAGTTATGGACGGCATGAATTTCTCCGACCTAAAGTTGGAGAGGAAGGAGTGTGCGAAATGTGGTGCTACTTGGATTAACGGAAAGCATATATGGCGTGGCACTGGTGCATCAGGAGACTCTTCTGAGTTAGATCTTGCTGGTCTAGTGTGCAATAATTATGGTGATGATCAGTGTATAAATCCTATGAAAGGTAAGACTGGTGGAGAGACTTGGGAGTATCGTGCTGGGTATATTGATGGCATGATTAAAGGTAGAATGGACACTATGAAGGGGTTAGGAAACCTTGACAGTGATTCATAAGGAGTAGGTATAAACCCTCTATATACAGTAGTTACATAAGGATTAGATGAAGTTTCTAGTTGCATTCATTGCTTCATTTTTCCTCGCAGCGCCTGCATTTGCCGTCGATGTCCAAATGGGATACGACGGTAATCTTGTATTTGAGCCTGCTGAGGTCACAATCTCCGTTGGAGAATCAGTCCACTTCGTGAATAATATGCTACCTCCACACAATGTTATTGTTGAAGGTCGCCCAGACATGGCACACGAATCTCTTGCCATGCTTCCTGGTGAGGAGTTTGACATTGACTTTTCACAGGCAGGGGACTATAATTATTGGTGCGCTCCCCATAAAGGGGCAGGCATGATCGGCACTGTACACGTTATCGAATGAAGATTTTTTTAGATACTGCTGATGTCCAAGAAATTAAAGAGGCATACAGCACAGGTTTGATTGATGGAGTAACAACAAACCCGACACTAATTTTGAGATCGGGTGACACACTTTATAATGTAGCTTCAAAACTACTGACAGATTGTCCAGACCTTATCAGCGTCTCTACGGAGGTGGTTGCCGAGACAGCTGACGAAATGATTGAGCAAGCAAAAACCTATTTCCCACTAGGTGAAGCAGTTACAATCAAAGTCCCTTGCACTGTTGAGGGACTGAAAGCATGTAAGATCCTTTCGGATCAAGGCATCAAAGTTAATGTAACTCTCATCTTCTCAGTGGCACAAGCACTGTTGGCAGCAAAGGCAGGAGCAGCATATGTCTCTCCCTTTGTCGGTCGCTGCAATGACAACTCATTCAGTGGTATTGAGTTGGTCCGTGCAATCGCTAGTGCATACAGTGTGCAAATGATGACCACTGAGATCCTTGCAGCATCACTCCGTGATGTGCATCATGTTTCTCGTTGCTATACATATGGTGCTAGTGTTGTCACTATGCCACCTAAGATTTTCTGGAAGATGTATGAGCATGTATTGACCAGAGAGGGACTTGATCTCTTCCAAAAAGATTGGGAATCAGCACAATGAAAGTAGGACTTGTAGGTCTCGGTCGCATGGGCGAGGGTATGTCTCGCCGCATGATGAAGGAAGGAATTGAAGTTTGGGGTTACAGACGTAACCAGAAGAAAGCAGAAGAGGCATACGAAAAAGGTTATGTCACTGGAGTTGCTTATGGATTAGAGCAACTCTCTGAAATTGTGCATAGAGGCGAATGGATTTATGGAGAAAAATCTGGTGAAAGTGTTTACTCACAGACACCAGCAATATTCATGCTGGTAATTCCAGCAGAATTAGTCGAGGATACACTCAATGAGTTACTACCATTTTGTAGTGAAGGAGATATTATTATTGATCATGGCAATAGTAATTTTAAGGATAGCAGACGGCGGGCAGAAAAGCTTGCTAAGTTGGGTATCTCGTTTATTGACTGTGGGACTAGCGGTGGTGTTTACGGCTTGGATCGTGGATACTGTCTCATGGTTGGTGGTGGAGACACTGCAGTATCCGCTTGCTCTCCAATCTTTAATGCACTCTCACCAGGTGTTGCCGCTGCCCCACGCACATACGACGGTGACTATGTAAGGCAATCTGAATTCGGATGGTTGCGCTGTGGTGGTCCTGGTGCAGGACACTTTACTAAAATGGTCCACAATGGAATCGAATATGGAATCATGCAAGCCTACGCCGAAGGTTTTAATATCCTGCATGAAGCTAATGCTGGGTCAGCTTACGTTAAAGAGGGCGATGCTGAGGTGGCTCCGATGGAGAATCCGAAAGATTATTGTTATGACATTGACGTTGCTGAGGTTGCTGAGTTATGGCGTCGTGGCAGTGTTGTTGGGTCTTGGTTACTTGACCTTACCGCTGATGTTTTACGGCATGATAATGAGCTTAGCAAATTCGATGGGGGAGTATCAGATTCTGGTGAAGGTCGTTGGACTGTCCACGCTGCTGTGGATCTTGGGGTACCCGCTCCTGTCATTAGCAATGCGCTATACTCACGATTTGAATCAAGAAGACTCGGAAAATTTGCAAACAAAATCCTCAATGGAATGAGAGCAATGTTTGGGGGACATGATGTTAGGTAATGTCTTACTTTGGACAGCAATACCATTTGTATGTGCCACCCTCGCATTTGGACGACTTAAAGGTGAAAACAATTACTACGAATCAGACAATTACAATGGAAACGGCACAGCTCACTAGGGGTATAGTTATCTTCGGAGCAACGGGAGACCTATGCAAGAAGAAACTTATCCCCGCACTATACAAACTCTGGCAGAAGGAATTGCTGCCAGAGAATTTTCTTATCACTGGAAGTGCCAGAAGAGAGCCTACTTCCCAACAGTGGAAGGAATCTCTTGGTGAATATCCAGATGATTTTTTACAACAACTAGATTACCAATGTGCTGACTTGGAGAATCCTGATACTCTTAGGAATCTTCCAGCATATATTGATGATATGACATACTTTCTCTCAGTGCCACCTGAGAGATATGCATCAGCAATCAAGAATCTAAAGGAGGCAGGGTGTCTTGAAGATCCAGATCAAACCCGTGTTGTTATTGAAAAACCTTTTGGGCGTGATTTTAGTTCTGCTAATTCTCTACAGTCAGTGGTGGAGCGACATCTACGCGAAAAACAAGTTTATCGCATTGACCATTATCTTGGTAAAGATACTGTTAATAATATCATTACCACTCGTTTTGGCAATACACTACTTGAGCCTATCTGGAATAGGCAATACATAGACGAGATCCAGATCTTTGCTACTGAAACTATTGGTTGTGAAGGTAGATCTCAATATTATGATACTGCTGGAGCAGTCCGTGACATGCTGCAAAACCATGTGTTGCAGGTCTTGTCACTCATCGCTATGGAAGCACCTTGCAAATCAAATGCAAGGGAATTAAGACGTGAGAAGACAAAACTTCTCGCCGCAACTAGACTAAGCAATGATGTAATTCTGGGGCAATATGAATCCTATCGTACTGAAGACGGCGTTAGTGATGGGAGTAACACTCCTACCTATTTTGCTGGTACTTTATACGTCGATAACTGGCGTTGGGAGGGAGTTCCTTTTCGCGTCATGACAGGTAAGAAACTACCCTACCAATGTGTAGAAGTAGTTGTTAAAATGAAGACACCTATCATTCCTCTATATGAAGGAGAGACTGGTGACCGCATTGTCATGCGTCTTCAACCAAATCCACACCTAGATATTAGGATGGATATGAAAGCGCCTGGTCTCAATGACGATATTGAAATGGCTACGCTATCATATAGTTATCCTCAGGAAAGAGCAATCGATGGATACGAGAAACTTCTCTTTGATGCCATCTCAGGTGATCAATCACACTTTGTCCACGCAGAGGAAGTGATGGAATCTTGGAGAATCGTTGACGATCTTCTCTGCACTGGAGATTCATGCCCTATACGCACCACTCCTTTTCTCTATACGGGTGGTTGGGGTCCATGGCACAAAACACAACTTATTACTAATTGGGATTATCCAGCATGAGAAGAGAAATTCTTGATGCTCTTAGACATAATGCTGAGGGCAACATTAGCAAAGCAAGACTCAACATTGAGATCTATCTGAAAAACCCCGTGGGTATTGGTGAGCACCCTGATGTGCTTGCTGCTATTCAAGATCAACTCGATAACATTGCCCGTGAGCAAGAGCGCATTGATATGCTGCAGAAGTATTTCTCATAAATACTAAATACTTAAAAATAATGGCAATGGACAATGACGACAGATCTGATTTTGAGTATCAGTGGACCATAGAAGATGTGTATCTTCTATACCATTGTGTCTGTGAAACAATTAGACTGTGGCCAGGTGCTCCTGCACGACCTTATGAGGAGCAAGAGCACTTAAGAATTCTTAGAGATGAGCTATATAAGGGAGTATTAGATTACAAATTTCACCACATGGATGTAGATGAATGAACGCAACGCTTCTATTATGTCTTGCTCCTTTGGGGATAATCTTTGTGATTATGAAAATTGCTGTTTGGTTATCTGCTGTCGATGCGGAATCTAATTATGTCGCTAGAGAACCTTTACGAAAGCGAGGACCCTTCGTGGCAAATGCATATGCGGATGTTGATGAAGAGGAAGAGGAATATGGAGATCGCACAGATTATCGATAAGGTAATCTATGAGTATTATTCCGAGAAAGGTAAACCTGTGCCTTGTTGGAAACGTAAAGATCCTGACTGGTGGATTGCGTATCTAAAAGAATTAGGAATTGACTCACGCAATCCATGAATTTATTTCTTCGCCCACTAGAAAGCACTAATGATCCTGTTTGGAGTGTGATCATCATGATCGCCATACTCCTAGCAGGAGTTTCTTATTATATCTTCTATATATTAGGTATTGATAATAGAGAATCCAATGGCAGCAATGACCCCGCCGAGCAGAAAGAGTTGCTACAACTTCAGAGTAACGGAGATCAATCGTGTCCTTGATGGTGATACTATCGATGTCACTATTGACCTCGGGTTTGATTTATACAAGAAAGAAAGAGTTAGAGTTGCAGGCGTTGATACGCCAGAAAAAAGGACGAGAAACTTGGAAGAAAAGGAGTTAGGTAAAGATGCAACAAACTGGCTCAAAGAAAAACTCGATGGTGCTATCTCTGGTGATGATGAGTTGTCTGTTAGGACTGAACTTGTTGGTGGCGTTGGGAAATATGGGCGTCTTCTTGGCTGGTTATACATTGGCGATGCAGACTTGTCCCTTAACGAGCAAATGATTGCCGAAGGATATGCATGGGCATATGACGGTGGCACTAAACAAAAAGATTTTGAGCAACTAAGAGAGATCCGTAGGGCGCATGGGACCATGGTCTGATGGATATCGTTAAGTATGATCAAGTGATGGTGATTGATAACCTCTTCTCACCAGAAGAGGTAGAGATGATGGATACATATTTCACTTATTTTGACGGATGGCAATTCATCTTTGATGATAGTCCAGACGACAACCTTTCAACCTTCTCTTTGGGAAGGGCAATCGACTACCCCAACTATGGTGAGTTTGATTATTTCTGTAAACAACATGTATTTCCTCGCGCTGGGATACCCATTCCTGCATTTCACAGAGTCGTTTATAATGCTTTCCGTTTTGGTGATAGTCCTTCTATCCACTGTGACGGAGAAGCTCTAGACGCAATTAGTTTCCTTGTTTATTGTAACAAGGAATGGAAACCTGAATGGGGTGGTGAAACTATCTTCATGAATGGCGACCGAATCACCGATACAATTATTCCTAAACCAGGTAGGATTGTAGTATTTCCTGGTCTAGTGCCACATGGAGGTAAAGCACCGACTAAACATTGTCCTGTCGCTGCTAGGTATAGTGCAGTCTTCCAATTCTGTCCTGGTCAGGAAGAAGTAGTAGAGGCACACGCACAAGGACAAGAAAGAAACAGGAGACCATTTCCGTATGAGCCAAAATGAAATCTATCTAGGTAATCCTAACCTAAAGAGAGCTAACGTAGCACAGAATTTTACACCTGAGCAGGTGGAAGAGTTTGTTAAGTGCTCAAATGATCCTGTATATTTTATTAGGACATACATTCAAATCATTTCATTGGACCGTGGTCTTGTCCCTTTTGATCTGTATGACTTTCAAGCGGACATGGTGAATAAGTTTCATGCAGAAAGATTCAACATTGCAAAACTTCCAAGACAGTCAGGCAAGTCTACAGTTGTTACTGCATACTTGCTTTGGTATTGCCTGTTTAATGATAACGTAAACATTGCCATCCTTGCTAACAAGGCAGCGACGGCAAGAGAAATGCTACAAAGATTACAATTATCCTATGAAAACCTCCCAAACTGGCTCCAGCAAGGAGTCGTCAACTGGAATAGAGGTAGTCTGGAATTGGAGAATGGAAGTAAAATCATGGCTGCTTCTACTTCAGCTAGTGCTGTGCGGGGTATGTCGTTTAATATTATATTTCTCGATGAATTCGCGTTTATTCCAACTCACATTGCTGACGAGTTTTTTAGCTCTGTATATCCTACTATCTCCTCTGGTAAGTCTACCAAAGTAATTATTATCTCCACGCCCAAGGGGATGAATATGTTTTATAAACTCTGGCATGATGCAGAGAAGGGCAAAAATGAATACGTTACTACAGAAGTCCACTGGTCACAAGTGCCAGGTAGAGATGCGGACTGGAAAGAGCAGACGATTCGTAATACATCTGAAGAGCAGTTTAATCAGGAATTTGAATGTGAATTTCTAGGATCGGTTAACACTCTCATTACATCATCCAAACTAAAAACTTTGATATATGATGATCCTTTGAAGTCCAATCAAGGACTAGATGTGTATGAAGAGCCTATACCCGATCATACTTATGTATGTACTGTAGACGTTGCTCGTGGTATAACTAAAGATTACTCAGCATTTTGTATTATTGATACCACAGAAATCCCGTATAAGTTGGTAGCGAAGTATAGAAACAATAAAATCAAACCATTACTATTTCCAAATATCATTCATCAGGTATGCTCAAGTTATAATCATGCATTCACTCTGATTGAAGTCAATGATATTGGAGGACAGGTAGCAGATATCATGCAGTTTGATCTGGAGTATGACAATCTACTGATGTGCTCCATGCGCGGACGTGCTGGTCAGGTTGTGGGTCAAGGATTCTCTGGATCTAAAGTGCAACTAGGTGTCAAGATGTCCACTACAGTCAAGAAAACTGGGTGTGCAAACATGAAACAGTTAATCGAAGATGATAAACTCATCTTTAATGACTATGATATTATTGCAGAGTTAACTACATTTATTCAGAAGGGTCAGGCATGGGAAGCGGAAGAGGGATGTAATGATGACCTCTCTATGTGTTTGGTAATCTTCTCATGGTTGGCGACCACTGATTACTTTAGAGAGTTGCATGACAATGATGTCAGGACGCGGATGTATCTAGAGCAGAAGGAAGCAATCGAAGCAGACATGGCACCGTTTGGATTCATGGATGATGGTCTTGGTGAAGAGACATTCACAGATCCAGAAGGTCAAACATGGCACAACGCTGAGAGAGAAGCAGGTATTGGTGAGTATGGTGACATGTCGTATATGTGGGACTATCGGTAATGGAATTTGAAGACAATCTAGATCTAGAAGAATTTCTATTTGTAGATAGGCAGTGCCGTAAATGTCTTCGCACTCTCTCCTTAGTTGATCATTTTTATAAAACAAGACCCGATAGAGGTAAGAATATGTCAGCCTATTCTTATATCTGTAAGCAATGCACAGTGAAGCGTAACGCCGCTTATAGAAAGAAGAAACGGCAATGGATTACAGATTATCCTGACTGGTGATTACGTCCTGTTTACCCTCTGAAAATAGTCGTTATTCTAAATAGTTTCAGCATCCGACTAGGAATCTAATCAGGAGAATCTAATGGCATCAACACAACTTTCACCAGGGGTTGTTGTACTTGAAAGAGACCTAACCTCCGTAGCAAACGCAACAGTTGATAATGTTGCTGCTATTGTGGGCTCCTTTGAAAAGGGTCCCGTTGAGGCGATGACCACGATTACAAGCGAGCGTGAGCTCCTTGCAATTTTTGGGCGTCCTAACGAGTTCAACTACGAATACTGGTTTACTGCAGCACAATTTTTGCTGTATGGCGGCACCTTGAAGGTGGTCCGCGCAATGAATGCGTCACTAAAGAATGCAATCGATACTGCACAGTTTATCGTTGCAACTTTTAGCAGCACTGACACGACACTTACTGTAGCGTCATCAACTGACTTTGACGTTAACGACCTGCTTCTTATTGACGCAGAATTGTTGACAGTCCAAGCAGTATCTGGTAACGACATTACCGTGCTTCGTGGACAACTTGCAACATCTGCTGCATCTCACGCTGCTGCTGCTCCAATCACTTTGATTGAGCCTGCTGGCACATCATCAACTATTAACGAAGGATCTACCTTCACAGACTCTGACGGCACTTTGACCGTGACCTCTGCTGCTACTCTCGGTGGTGGCACCAACTCTTTCATTAGAGTTGACGACGAGATCATGCAGATCACTGGTGTATCTGGAAACAACCTCAACGTTACTCGCGGTCTACTCGGCACTACTGCTGCTGCACACACTGATGGATCTGCTGTTTCATTGCAGTTGGTTACAGCACAGAAGACTGAGGTCAACGAAACTACCGCAACTGGTATCACTGCTCCCCTCATTAAGAATGACGACGAGTATGAGACCAACGTTGAAAACGCAGCAAACAACTGGAAGTGGGCATCTAAATCCGCTGGAAACCACGGTAACTCTGTCCGCGTTGTAATTACTGACGCTGGTGCTGATCAGGTATTGTCTTTGGCACAACCTACTAGCACTGAGTGGCAATTCACCAACGGTGCAGAAGTTGCATTCTCCGCTGCAAACATCTACGGTAAGGTTTATACCTACGACACCATCGTTACTATTGCTGACAACTCTAACCTGATTGGATCTTTCGAGAAAGATAATTATATTACTGCTGTTAGTGGTGGTGTTACTGGTCGTGTTGTTGCTTGGGATCCTGAGACTCGTCAACTTGAAGTCGCTATCGATTCTTCCTCCGCTGACGTGCTGGAAGTAGGCGACACTGTTTCTGAGTTGGCAAACAATAATAATACTCCTGGCAGTGCAACTGGTGATGCTGGTGAAGTTGAGAGTATCCGCAGAGAATTGAGAGTTTCTCTTAATCCTGGATCTCCTCTATTCTCAGCAAACCAGAATGTTGCTGATGCAAACGCTACTTCTGTTGTGATCGCAGCAGTTGAAAGTGACTATGACACTCGCCTTTATGGGGTGAATCAGAGATGGTCCAACGTTGCTCCTCGTCCTACTACATCCGCGTATGTGGAAGACAGAGGT